GCCCTTGGCATATTCCGAATCATCGAACCTGGATTTGACGGAATTGGCGTAGGTAAGCGTTTGGGGTCTACTAGACAATTGCTCTGTCAGGGTTTTGCTTATTTGTATGTTGCCGAAGTGTAGGTTGTCGCCTCGGTTTATCCCAGCGATGTGAATGATATGGTCTGCTTGAGGGGCTAAAGAAAAGTCTCTTGTGTCATGGGGTTTGTAGTCGATTCCGTTGTCTTTCAGTAAATTGACAACGTGGGTGCCTACTGCACCCGTCGAGCCCGTAACAAGAAACGATTCAAAAATCATTGTCTTAGCTTGGCGGCAAACTCTTGAACTTGATTGTTACCAACCGAGCGTTTTTCGGACTCTAGGGATGCTCCAGTCATAGTTGCCCTGTCATAGCCCACATCATAAACAATCCTGGTAGTCGAGGCATAGAAGGGCTTTACTAAATTAGTTTTTCGCATGGCCAAGGCAAGCCCCCAGTCAGCAAACCTCATGTTTGGAGGAAAGCCACCAGCGGCCTCCCATAGCTGTTTGGTCATAGGATTGGCACCCATAAGGTTGAAGGCATAATCAAGTTCTTCTGGCCTCCAGACGGCGGACTGGGTGTTGCTACTGCCTTTGTGCACAAGATGGTCACAAATTAGGTTGCATCCCTGAGCATCTGCTTCATCTATCTGGTTTAGAGCTTGTGGTAAAAAGTAGTCGTCAGCGTTACAAATGGCAATCCACTTCCCCTGGCATAGCTCGAAGGCTCTGTTCCAATAAGCCGAATAGTCGCCGTGTGTTTCTACTCGAATCCTGACCTTGGAAAAATCTATGACCGAATTCATCACCGCAAAGTAGTTTTGTTCGTCACAAACAACCACTATTTCGTCTATCTTTCGCTCCAGCGACTCTACGCCTCTAAACCACTGGGGTAGAAACTGGCTGTATCCCGAGCCCCAGATACAAAGGGGCAAGCTAATTGTCGGGCTCACTTTTCTAAGACCTCATTCCAGAACTTTGTATTAGCCGAAGACACAATGGTGCTGAGCTTGTCTGGGTCATTCCAGCCTGATACCGAACTGATACCAACATTCTCATTTACATGGAGCTGGCATCCCGACAGGACTGCTTCGATTACAACACGAGACTCGGCATCTAAGTCGTTCGGCAGGAAGACAAAATGCTTAGCCCTACTCATGGTTTCTAAGACTTTTTCCCTTGGCTTATCCCAGTACATGACCAATGGAATCTTGTTTTGCTCTGCCCACTTCATGGCGTTATCTGGCCCCTTCTGTGAGTGGAGCCTAGCCGCCCATAGGGCAAAGTCTTCTTTGGGTTTTGGCTTGAACTGACTTGGGTCAAAGTATGAAGTCACCCAAGTGCTTTTGACTGGGGATGTCCACTCAAGCTCGATTTCTAGGTGTCTTGGGCTTCGACAAATAAATTTCTTTGCTGAATTTATTAGCTGTTGCCTGGCCTCAGTCCTTGTTTGTTTGTGATGCACCATTACCACGGGCTTTTTAGTTGCAAGCTGAGTCATGGCTTCCTGAGTAAGCAGGTCAGTTCCAGTAATGACAATCTGGTCGTAGTCCATCGCCTCTTGCCATTGGCTCGAGTTGAAGACCTTTACCTCAGTAGGGGCGAGCTCCAGATATTGAGCATCGCTCATCTCGGCCCCACCTCGGTACTTACCTGGGATTCCGCTTTTCTCTTCGAATTCCCTAGGAAGATGGTGAGTTAGCCAAGCAATCATTCAAAAATTCCCTTTAGGAATGGCAACCATCGCCAAGTCCATATGTGGTCAAAATCGAATTGCTTCGCAAAGTCAATTGCGGTCTGGCTTGTGCCCCGCTCAGCGTGATAAGCGGCCTCTAGTGACTTGACAATGCTATTTACAGATGGAATCGAAAAGAACGAAGACTGAGCCTCATCCCAGAACGGCTGTCCATCTACTTTCCAGCTATCCTCGGAGGCTAGGTCTTTAGAGGCGGCAAAATTGCTCGTAATAACCCGTGTTCCGCAAGCTTGTGCTTCGATTGTGGGGATTCCAAAGCCTTCACCATAGGAAGTGCTCAAAAGTACGTCAAATGCCGTGTAAAAGGCAGCCATGGCTTCTGAGGGGTATCCAGTACGGAGTGCATCTCGGTCTGGAAGCAATACGGCCGACTTATCTAAGCCAACAGACTTGAGAATGGTGGCGTAATCAAATCCTCCATATGCCCTGGAGGGCTCTGTATGTAAGTAAATCTGAGAGTTTGGATATTTTTTATGAAACATGGCAAAGGCCAGTAGGTTCTCGGCTACGGCTTTCCTGTGGATGGAACCATTAGCTTTATTGGCGGCTACCATACCAACTAAGAAAACATCATCGGGTACGCCCATAAATTCTCTGGTTGGAACATTATTTATTGTCGGGGTGGGCTTATAAATTTTTGTGTCCACTCCATGCGGGATATAAACCGACTGAATCCCCACTGAATCCAATTGCTCGGTTCCATGTGGTGACATAGTGATTGGAGTTACATTGTCTTTTTTCAAAAACTCAATCACCTTGGGCGGTGGAGTTATGTGGTCAAGTGGAACCCAAGAAATAATCTCATCGTCATATTTCATGTCGTTATAGACCCAGACATCGTAAAGGGTCATAAGAACTGTTTTCATGTTTGGGTTTTTAGATGAGAAATCATTCACCCATGTTGGAATCACATCGGTTGAATAAAGCGTGAATCCCCTGGGGTAGTGAGGCACGGACTGGCCAGCTATGGTCATGGTCTCATGGCGACCCTCAAGGCCGTAGTTGGATAAGGAAGCGAACTTCAATCCAGACCGAATCATTCGTTCGGCTAGCAGTATGGATTGGTTTCCATACCCTGTAGGTGCACCTGGGCTGTTGCTGGCTAAAGCCACTGCCCCTTTGAGTCTAGGTTGTTTGGACATGGCTTCAACATAGCAAAAAGAAGCCCCCGTAGCAACCTAGAACTACGGGGGCTTCAGCTATTTCAGCGGATACTAGCTAGCAGCTCCGATGAAGTACTTAATGTGGGAGGCGTGAGTCAAGTCACCGTCTACCCTCATCATCACTCTGAAATATGTGCTGTCAGTGTTGAAAGCGTAGTCAGTTGAAGTAGCAACCTGAATACCGCCAGCGACACGAACCTTGTATGAAGGTAGGTGACCGAACAGTACCGACTTTGCACCAGTTCCAGTGTTAGCCATTCCTGGGTTCTCGATAACCGAGTATCCAGCAAAGTTATCTGGCTGTCCGACATTTACGGTGTAGAGGTAGTTACCTGCTGAGTCCTTGAGCTTCCTCATCGCACCGATAGCCTGACCTGCCGCCATGTATGCAACACCTGGGAGACGACGAGCGGCTCCGTCAAGGGTGTACTGGAGGTCAATCAGGTTGTCAGCGGTGAATGCACCTGAAACACCAGTTCCACCAGTTACACCAGAACCAGCGGCGGTTACAACACCGTTTGGCTTGTTGGTGCCGTCACCAGTGGTTAGGGCGGCGTTTACAGCGAATCCGAGGCCGTTTCCAGCTTGCTCTGCAAGGTGTGCCGAGATGTTGAATCCAGCATCGGCAATTAGCTCGTTTGCAACTGGGATGAGCAGACCGTACTTGTAAGCACCTAGAACAATGCTTGAGTAGGTTGGCTCGGACTCGTCGATAGCAGAACCAGCGGACTTTAGAGTAGCGGTGCTGTATGCGGTCAGAGTTGGCAGGGTGATGTCCTCACCAGATGTGGTGTTAATTCTCTGTCCGACATCTAGCATTGGGCCAACTAGGCGAGCAACATCGAATACCTCGTCAAAGAATGACTTTGGAACGGTGTTGGTCGATGGAACCAGAATACGCTCTTCACGGGTGAAGGTGTGTGCTCCACGGGTGGAAGCAATCTGGCGAAGAACATCAGAAGCGGAACGCTCTGAAGTCTCTGGTAGAGCAAAGCCCTTAGCGGCTACGGAAGCCTCTAGTGCACGCTCTTCGTTACGCTGTGCAACAGCGATTGCCTCGTCGGCACGACGGATGTCGGCCTCGATGCGGTCAATCTTCTCGAGCTCAGCGGCATCCAATCCACGCTTCTCAGCCTCAGCCGAGTCAATAACTTCACGAATCTGTGAAGTCAAGTTAGCACGGAGTTCTTGCTGAGTCTTGATGAATTCAGACATTTAGTCTCCTCTTGATAGTTATTTACAATTACCAGAAGCGTTAACGCTTAACTGAACACGGCAGAGCTGACTCACATCCGATGTGTAAATTTTACAAGAGTTTTCCACAAACAGCAGAAACCCCCAAGTAGAAAGATAGCCTTGGGGGTAACCCGATTATCTAGTGAATTCTGGCTTGGTTACTCGGGTTTCTTTGCTTGGCATCTCTGTATCAGCAGACTTCTGCTCAGTCTTTACTGGTACCTGTGAATCTAGGCCAAGAACTGCTTCTGCCATCTTGTCTGCAAGGCTCCAGATGTCACCTGACTCTGGGTTACCAGCTACGCCAAGAATGGCCTTCTTGATTTCTTCTTTACTAGGCATTTGTAAGTCCGTTCACTAATAGGGCTAGTTTCTTTTTCTTGAGCTCCAGCATAGCCACATCACCGATAGGTTGTGGCTCCTCTGGCTTAGCGGTGGAGGAGACGATGGCTTGCTGTAGTAGGCGGCCTTCTTCCTCGGAAAGCTCGTTGCCTTCTTCAAGCTTCAAAATGGCATCTGCCAAAGCTTCTGGGTCTACGTCGGCTCTCTTGGCTACCTTGTCTAGGCCACGAACCGAAGTTGTGCCAGCGGTGCTGGAGTAGGCAGGGAAAGCGACAATGGAAACCTCGTGTAGTCGAACAGACTTTAGGGTTCTTTCGCTTCCGTCTGAAGACCACTCGTCGCCGCCAGTTGGAACACTGAAACCAAAGCTCATGGAATCTACATCTCCACGACGGAGCAACTCAGCGGCATCACGACCAGCGGTTGTGTTTGGGAAGGTTGCCCTGACCTTTAGGCCACGCTCGTCTTCGTAAAGTCTCATTGTGCCAGCACGAGTAGAGCCGAGTACGGTTCCCGAGTCGTGGTTCCATAAAAGCTTTATGTCGTTGCGGGCATCTAGCGAGCGGCGGAATGCTCCTGGGGCAATACGCTCGATAAATGGAAGCGGTTCTGAAGGTGTATTGAATACGGCGGCATAGCCCTCAAAATTCATGCCGTCTTCACTCTCACGCATTTCAAACTGAATAGGTGTCGTGCGTGTTTCTATCTTGGACAATGCTTGGCCTTTCGCTCTGCCTTCATTCTCTTCTTCAATTCTAGCAACGACACCTTCTGCATATGCAAGTGCTCGTTGTGCGGCTCTCTTAGATGGGCCTGAGCCCCAGAGCAAGTGTGCAACTACACCAGGGCTAGGATAATCAGCCGAATCAGGTCTTGCGGCGGGACTGTCCAAATCAGGAAGATGCCTAGCAATCCAAGCCCGAATCCTAACCCACTTATCAGCAGTGACATTACCTGAAGCCATGGCTCTCGCCTCACGAATCGTTCTTTCAACCAAACCATCGCCACCTAGTCCTTGCTCGTAGTATTCGAGGCCCCTTCGAGCCGCCGCCCTCATGTAGCTTGGGGGTTCTAGGTTTACTTGTCTATATTCGGTTTCCGACATTCTGTCGTCTTCTTCGTCGTCTTCGCTCTCTGGTTCGTCTTCTGGCTCTGGGAGCGGTGAGATTTGAGTAAGTGTTGAAAACTTGTGTCCTACATAAACATCGGTATCTCTCCAACCACCGTTGTATTCTTCATAGACCTGAATTAGTGCGGCTGGGTCAGACGGAGTTCCAACTACGGTTACAGAGCTATCTGGAACATTGATACGGCCATCTTCGACAACTTCTTTGATTTCTCCTCTTGCTCGACCACCTGAAGAGTTCCAAGAAACATAATCGCCAACTTTCAGCGTTCCAGGCATGGCTCGTTCGCCACCTGGCTCCATATCTTCAGCAATAGATAGAGCGACCATCTGGTCAATGGCAGACTGCTTCGTGTTATGACAGCCCATGACTTCACCATCTGACTTTTCAACAGCCCAACCAGAACAATCTGGATTGCTATCTGAAATGTAATAAGGCATTAGCCCAACCTCGCTTCTACTACTACGGTACCGCCTAAAGCAACGGCAGTGCCATTGATTGTTATACCAGCGGCGTTTACATTGATACCAATGGTTTGGGTTCCTGAGTTATAGGTTATTGGAGAAGTAGCGGCAACTACTCCAGCGGGGCCTGTTGCACCCGTTGCACCCGTTGCTCCCGTGGCTCCCTGAATACCCTGAGGCCCTGTTGCACCAGTAGCACCAGTTGCTCCAGTTTCGCCTTGAATGCCTTGCGGGCCTTGAGGCCCAATTTCACCTTGGGGGCCTTGAGGGCCTGTTGCACCTGTTAGGCCAGTGTCCCCCTTGTCCCCCTTATCGCCTTTTAGTCCTTGGGGCCCAGTTTCCCCTTGAGGCCCCTGAATACCTTGAATACCCTGCTCGCCTTGTGGGCCAGTGGCACCCGTGGCTCCCGTAGCTCCCGTTGCACCAGTCGGCCCAGTTGCTCCAGTTGCACCCGTATCGCCCTTATCTCCCTTGTCGCCCTTTGACCCCTGGGGGCCAGTAGCTCCAGTAGCACCCGTAGCACCCGTTGCACCTTGAATGCCTTGTGGGCCTTGCTCGCCTCTTGGAATAACAAAACTAAGAGTTTGATTTGGTGCAGTTCCAGAAACCGTTACTTCAGCATCTCCGCCTGGAGCACTTGCAGTCACCGAATCTATTGTGAGCGTATTAGCTGGGCCGATAGCTCCTTGTATGCCCTGAATTCCTTGTGGCCCTGAATTACCTAAAGTGAGCGTTGTAGATGTCTCAAGTACAGAAATATCCACATTTGTTTCTTCAATTGAAACAATTGTGTTTGTCTCTGTAATTGCTACAACAGAGTTTGACATTATCGAGTAACCTCAGCTTGAATTTGGAATGTTCCCTGTAGAAGTCTTGTAACAGCCGAACCCGAGTTCAATTCAAGGTCATAAACATACTGACCAGCAGTAGCGGCACCCATTGTCGTCGAACTAATTGTTATATCAATTGTTCCCGCTGTTCCACCGAGTGTTATTCCAGAACCATTGGTCAGACTAAGAATTGCATTAGTTGCATCGGGCGTAGTTCTAACTTGCATAGCGGCCGTGTAATTAGTTAGATTTACAGCCGTGCCACCTATCCTCCATGTTAAATTCATGTCATAGGTTGCACCTTGATAAGCGGTGATGTTGTATCTTCCTGGTTTTATCATTAGAGTGTCTGCCTCATCCAACTGATTACATGGCCAGTCTTATTACTTACAGCATAGATTTGTTCTAGTGGCTGTAGTTCAAACTGGTAGCTTTGTTCTTTTAGCAATAAAAGCCCATTGGTTATGGTTACGTCTTTTCCGCCAAGATAAACATTGGTCGAATTGTCATTGTTGTGAATGGTCATTAGCGTTGGATTGTTATGTACGCCATCTAGTGCGGTTGCGGCGGTTCCAACCGATGTCCAACCGTTTGTAATCATTGTGGGGCTGTCTCCGTTTGTAGCTGTACTGAATCCTTGCCAGTGTGCGTGAAGTCAGGAAGCTCAAGTTTTGCCATAACATCGGCTGGGTCGAATCCGACCTGAATAAGTCTTTGTGCCATTTCAACCTTTGTAGACATGGCGGATAGGTCAGCGGCATCCACATTGACATTTGCCAATGGAACACGGACTGTTTCGGCCGAGGGGTCGTCGATTGGCTCTAAGTCTTCGAATCTACGGATGTCATTGATTTTGTAGTAACCAGACTGTAAGCCTCGGGCGTAGGACTCGGTGCGGGTGTTAATGTCTGCACGAATCAGGCCGTCAAGGCTGAATTTGATAAAAGCGGCT